TGGCTGGAAATGCTTCCATAATTTGGTGGTTACGTTTACGTCTTGGACCATATAGTCCTGTAGTTCTTGGCTCCACACCTTCCAGTCCGCAGTCTTGCCGAACTCGCCTTTGTACTCACCTAAGCGATAGCCGTATGATTCAAGGCTGTGTCTTCCATATAATTGAAGAGGCATGTTCTTCCACTTCTTTCTGTGATCCAGATCAATCATGTCTGGATGATATAAGCGACTGAGCAGTAACGTATCTAGTTGGTTCGGTGCTTTGAACCAAGCATAGAGTTTACGTAGAACAGCACAGTCGAAGTTGATGATGTTGTGACCGATGATGTTCGTTGCATCCATTAGCATCTGAACACCACGTGTAATCGGTTCCTGATCTCCCTCATCATTGAAGACATACGTCTCCTTGCTATCGAGATCATGGATGCCAATGCAGTGGATCTTGGTACAAGCATTTACAAATCCGTCGGTTTCAATGTCGAAAATTAAATTCAATTACCCTTCCAAACGTAGGTCTTGTCAACAAACTGTGCCCTCTCCACCATCTCAGGTGTAGGAGGATTAGGTTTCTTTAGATAGGCATATTGTTCTGCCCTAAAAATCTGTTGTTGGATCGAAGTCTTTCGGATTTTCATGTTCTATAAATTTACAAGTGGACAGGTCATATTCCAGGGTGCTAGCTACGCCAACTTCTCCCGAATATCTGTTCTTAAGGACTCTGACAGTCGTTTTGCCAGATCCACGCTCTGATTGCTGATCCCGCTCGAGAGCGATAACGCCGTCAGAGAGCTGTGCAATTGCTGCGCTGCCACGCAACTGACCGAGAGTAACTCTTGCTCCCTCCTCATGATTCTGATCTCCAGATGTTCTTTTCAAATGTGATACCAGGAACATTGCGATTCCTGTGCGTTCGACTAGTGACCGCAAGCGAGTCATGGTGACATCAATCATGCGACGTTCGTCTCCATCTAGTCCACTAAGTAGAATAGATAAGTGGTCTAAGAAGATAACCTTTACGTCTAATCCTTGTGCTAGGTATTCAATCCGGTTATAAAGTACGTCAGGATCGAAAGAGCCAAAGCCATCGTAAAGATAAAGATTCCAGCCTGCCATTGTGGACTTAAAGGCTTTCTCCAATTCTTCATGTGTTTGTTCTCCGAGATGTAGCGACTTGCCTACAGCATCGGACATGAGTCCTAAAGCTGTACGTCTGTTTGATTCTTCAAGAGCCAAGTAACCGACCCGTTCTCCTTTTTGTAGAAGATGAGTTGCCAGTGCCCTACAGACGGACGACTTCCCGATTCCAGATCCAGAAGTGAGAGAAATAAGCTCTCCATACCGTATCCCGTGAAGCTTTGATTGGAGTCCTTTCCATGGGTAATCATGATCTGATGGTGGTGATGGTGTAGTTACAAGGTCAAAGAGGTCCTTACCTGAGACGATGCCATCCGGGCGATAATCTTTGGCATCCCAGATAGCGCGGCGAATAGCTTCAGAGTCATTTGCCACGAGGGCATCTGATGCGTCTTTATAATCATCCGAGAGTGATGCAATCTTGCACTTGCCAGGTGGCAAGACGCTGCACGCTTCCTCCGTCGCCTTACGGCCTGCCTCGTCGTTATCGAAGAAAAGGACAATCGTTTCATAGCCTTGTAGCCATTGAAGATTTCGTTGCACCGATTTTTTGGCTGCCGCTGCGCCGCTTGGTAATGAAACCATGGGCCAACCCGGCATGGCTTGACTACAGCTCGCTGCATCAAGTTCGCCTTCAGTGATAACAACTCGTTTTCCAGTTGATGGGAATAAATTTTGTCCGAAAAATGTGCCAGGTGTTTCGCCTTCATAGGTGAATGTTTTGTCTTTAGTTTTTAACTTTGCACCTTTGAGTATTCCGTCTTCAGTGAAATAGTGAAACCTTAGTGTGACTCCATCTTTGAAGATCTTGTATTGCTGGCAAGTCTTCTCAGACAACTTCCGTTTCTGCAGCGATACCGCTGAGCCTTTCAGTTGTGCTGTTTGTGTCATTATTTGTGAGTAGTCTGGCTCCCCATTAGCTCCCGTGTGGTGGTGACAAACAAAACAATGAGTATGACCGTCTGTGTATAGGCTATTGCCATCAGACGAGCCGCACTCATCGCAGGGAATGTGCATCACAAATTCAGAGGAACCATTTAATTGGGATGTTTGTGAAGCTTGTCCACCGTATACCGAGTTTGTCACAGTATTCAGCGTATGTCGTTTTGGATTTCTTACTAATTCTATTATATGGATTTTGAAACACCATCCTTATATCTAGTTCCGGATGCTGCTCCACAACATTTCTAATTTTACGTCTGTCTTCAGGATCCCAGTAACCTTTGCACTCCAGATATATGCCATTCGGCAATAAAAAATCAGGAGAATAATTGTGCATAATTGTGTAAGGAACCTTAGTAGATTCATACTCATACTTGACTCCCAATTCGACCATTAGATCCGCGACCTTTTCCTCCAGGCCGGAACGGAAAGCCATTAGAAATCTGTATCGTCTTCAGATGTATCTTCTGCAGGAGGTGCTACGTTAGGCTCACTTGCTTTGAAGCCTTTAGTCTTACCAAACAGTGCAGATACATCTTCTGCGGACAGGTCTCCTGTATCCACTCCAGCATCGCTGCTAAGGGATACAATCTGCGCTCCGACAAGCTTTAGGGTAGTGCCATAGGTGACACCATCCTTAAGGATGTAAGGCTTCTGGTAGAAAGCTACCTTCACCTGACTACCAGAGAACAATGGAGTGTTTTCATTAGTGATATGTGTACCTTCTGTATCGACAACAGCAGGCTTAGTCTCTTCCTTCCAACTGAACTTAAGTTTATATTGACCGTCACTCAGCTCTTCCCAAGGCTCAGGCTTACAGACACTGCGCTTAGGGTTCTTGAGTTTAGATTCTGCCCACTTGATTGTGTCTACTCGATCCTCTTCCAGTTGGTCAATTACTTCTTGACCTACTAGACAGGACAGTGAGTATCCAAACTTAGAGGGTTTTAGTACAGCCTGATAACCTTCGAGGATTACAGGCTCTTCTGTTTTGATGATGTTGCGTGGCATTAAGAGAAAAAATAGGTTGATTCAATGACATCAGAGGGTTCTAAGTCTCCTATCATCGGCGGTTGTTCTTCGGCTCCGATTTGTGCTGCCCATGAAGCCAGATAATCGTTATCTGCGAATAGCTTCATGTACACCTCCCGTACTACAGTGGACAGGCTGCCCATATCTGTAGCGCGACACAAGACGGAGTCGTGTATTAGTGTGATTGGTGCATCGAAACGTGCCACTGTGAAGTGGAGGATCGAAGCATCCAATGAGTGAATAAGGTTAGGACTAGTTGCATTCTTATGGTGGTTAATATCGACCTTGTCAGTCTCATCGACTGCAACGTTGACACGAACACGACCCATAAGTTGTAAGTTAACCTGTTCAGTTCTTACCTTCATAAAGCGTTGAGTAACGACAAACCCTGATGGTGTTACCCATTGCAGTTCTGTAGCTCCACGCTTAATAGCTTTACCAACCTCTGTCTCAATCCACTTCATTACTGCTAGTGGACCAGGAAAGAGATCATGCATAGCTCGACGTAGTGCATGAGTGATAATAGTGACATCCTCCTTAGAAGGATCTAGTCCCTTATCTTTTAATGCATCCTTGACATAACCCCAATTTGACTTAAACTTGGCGTTATATGGCACCGTCATTACGAGGCGCTTTGCCACGGATCTGTCTACGTGTTCCCTATATTCTTTAGGAATATCTGCTAACTCAGCGACACTCCTATAGGCATCTTGAGGTGTATCTGATGGTAGGACATTAACCATCTTGGCTGTTGACTTGTCCTTGGCGAGACCACATAGGATTTGTAGTCCCGAACAGCTTGCGTCTACGGCAATAGGCAGTGATGTCCAATTCCTATTTTGTTCGATAACGCAATCGTAATATTCTTTACACGCTGCCATATACTGCCATGGCTCGGCCATCTTCTCCCAGTCCCCAATGTTACTAATGGGATCTGTTGCGACACGCGAGATAAGAGGGTAGTTATCTAATACCCAATCTTGTCTCTCCTGCATGGATTTCTTATCGAGACCAGCTGTTGTTGCAACTTGAAAAGCTAACCATCCCTCCGCTTCCTCTGTCATAAAGGCAGGTTCTGCAAAGAGTAATAGTGACTTACCAAAGTCTGTGTCGTGTGGAGTTAAGTAAGCGGGAATGCAATAAGCACGCCCGCGGTAGTCCAGGGACCAAGGAAGGAAGAACTGTTCTCGGTCCTTGAACCTACTAACAGCTTCCATAATCTTCCGAGTTCTAACACTCTTCTGAGCGTTATCATTCATCTTGTTATGCCACTCAGCTTTTCTCCTCCGATAATCCTGTCGAGAATCATCATTGGTATCAATGTCCGGTGGCTTGGGTGGTTCGGTTTCCTTCCATACTGGAATGAACTTACCTACCGTAATCCCTTGCAAATACAGGGTTTCTGCTACTGCAGCTACATGTCGGTTAACCGAATAACCAACCTTCTGTATTTTATTCAGGAAGGTGTAGATCTGTTCTCCCTGTATAAGGTGGTCATGTGACCTCCGAACCATGTCATGTCCTTTCATGACTTCATTTAAGATGTAGCCACCTGGATGTTGTGGGGACCAATCATTAGGCTCAACTAACATCGGCCAAGCTTCAGGACTAAAGAGCTCAGCATTAGACATCACCTCATCCTTGATTTGCAAGAATTCAGGTGTAGGTGTCACTACATGTGGTGTTTTATTGTTACCATATGTTTTAGTCTTTGCAAACCAACCACTGGAATACATGACACAGTCAAGCAGCCAAGTACCTAGCTTTACTCTGTTCTTCTGTCCCCAGTTATCCCATTTCTTTACGTCATAACGGTTCATCAACGTTTGGATGATGGTTACCTTTTGAGTAGTACCACAGGACCTGTGCCAATAGTTCTTCTTTAGTACATTCAGGAGTCCAGGTGCCTCTCGCTCATAATGAGCTATTTGACACTCATTCTCAATCGCCATACCAATGGCAGCGGCGACGTTAACTAAGTGTGAAGCATTCTCTTCTTTACTAAAGACACGATCAAAGACAACCTTACATGTAATGGCCGCGGCCGCTAATGCTTCTAGTTGACTAAGGTACTCCTTAATTATCTGGAATTGGTAGCCTGTGCCGCGGTGGACTCTCTCGTGTGCAGTTTCTTAAATACTCGCAGAAGCATAACTCTTCTCCTCTAGTCGTTGTGTGTTCTTACGAAGGTTCTTGAGTCCTTGTGCAATTGCCTCTCTTTCTAGTGCAATTTGCTCATCAATCTCATGTGGCTGTGGCAATAAAGTACCTCCTTTTCGTAAATGGGAAACTGAGCCTAAGTGTTATTTAGACTCAGTCTTATGTGTTAGATAGTGACCATTGGATGGCGGATCTAGTATTTTAGACTAGAAATTGCATCTTTACGGGCATTATCTGTGACCTTCGCATAACGAAGTGTCGTCTCTATTTTCTTATGACCCATTAGGTCCATTAACACTCTCACAGGCACACCGTCTTCAATAGACCACGTCGCAAAAGAGTGACGTAGGCAGTGAAAAACCAAGTGGCTCTCTAGTCCTGCGTCTCTAACGGCTTTCTTAAACCAATAAAGTACAGCTCCACTTGACACCCATTGGTCTCCAAAGATAGTTACGTCTTTGGGTATGCCATCGCAACGCTCCTCAAGCAGTTTACGCAATTTAGTGTGAATAGGCACAGTTCTCCAGTCACCAGTCTTGGTGTTAAACTCTGGCCTACCTCCGATATAGATAAGGTTGTTATCTAAATCGATATCACGTACTGCGACCTTGAGGCATTCAGCACGGCGAGCACCAGTTAATGCAGCAAATTGTATAAGCTCAGGTAATCCTGTCTTATTCGTATGTGCACAAATGGTTGCAATGTCGTCCTTTTTAAAGAAGAACGGACGCCCTGCATACTCTTTGAACGTAGGTCTCCTTGGTAGATTCATATCCAATTCTTCCTCATCTATTGCATGAGAAAGGACAGTACCCACTGCAGATAACTTACGATTCAACGTAGCATCTTCATACTCGAATTGATCGAGTAAGTAATCGACAAATCCCTTTAGGGTTTTGCGTGTAATCTCTTCACATAATGAGTTACCTCCATAATAATCAGTGAAGTGTCTGGCGTTTATGCCAGGTGCCTTGAGTTCTTTACCCTTCCAACTCCTGCGAGTTGCAAAAGTAAAATCAACGGCGTCTTGCCAAAGCATGTAAATGCTCCTTGATTCGGTGGATAAGCTCATCACCCTTAGGCGTGAGCATGAACATCTGCCTTCGCCTATTAGAAGGGTCTGGATACTTATGGATAAGTCCCAGTCCTTTCTTCTTTAAGCGATGGTGAACGCTCAACCAATCAGAATTCCTACTGGCTGATGCAGTAGAAAAGCCGAGATCCTCCTCTAGCGCTTGCTTGTGACAAGGATTATGTGAGGCAATGTAGAGGAACATCTGAACGACTTGTCCAGGTATCTCACGGTCTAGTGTGATAAGTTCATTCTGAATGGCGAGAACAACTGCCACCGTGTCGTCGGTTAGTTCTCTTTTGAGAGGGTCGGACACGTGGAAGTTGAATCTCTAGGTATATTATACCACAGTGCACATGCAAACAGTTCCTATTTACCCAAATGTCATACATGACATAGGTGGAAAATCCGATGTACATCGTTTATGCATGTGTGCCTATTTAGTCTAGTTGTCCTGGATACATTCGCTCCCATGAAGTAATGAGGGTTTCTTCCTCAACTGTAAGCTCTGATACAATTGGATCTCCATAGGCGAGGTATTCCGCCCATTCAATTGCGTCCATGTTTTCCATGTCTTGCATAGTTGTGTGGTAGTACTCAGTCGTCATCTGTTTCGTCCTTGTATTTGATGTAGTGGACTGCATCGTCAGTTGCAATCGTTAGTTCTGTGTCAGGTTTGCTCATCAATTCGCGAATCTTGCGCTCTGCTGCACCCTTTTGTTTATAGATGTGCTCTTTAATCTTTCCAGTGGACACGGTTTGTTCACGGATAATGCACATCACAGAGGATGGAATCTCCCACCCTCCTACTCTCCATTCAAAGAATTCATTGAATCCAACTGGTTCAAAGAACTCAGCAGGTGCAGCCGTAATTGCCTTTACATTATTAGGAAAGTAACTACGACGTGCACGTTTTTGCTTGGGTTTGTTAACCTCACCACTCATCTTTAATCCTCACGTTAATAAGTTGACTATTTCTGTCCTCGGCAAGTTCCAAGGCGGAGTAAGCGGCAGTCATGGAATCCTCAGCGAGTAAAAACCATGTACTGTCACTTAGTGTGATTTCATACTCTTTCAGCATGTTATTAAAAGCAAAATTTACGGACTAGTTCAGTTACATTGTCATCAGACAATTCACGAGCAGCAATGCGTGCTTCTAGCTCCATATGTTGATGAGCTGTTGGATACTGTTCGATGACTGTTTTGTCTGTTGGCTTTGCATAAGACACAGTCTCGTAAAGTCCTAGAACAGGTCCATGATTGCAGTTTTGAATACGATGAATTGCTTCGTGGCGAATGGTATCACCTAGCTCTGCATAATCATCATGTTTCTTGAGACAAATATGCATGATGTTAGTGCTCATGTTATAAGAACCAAAACGGTCCTTACATAAGTCACCTTCAAACTTGATTGTCGTCCCTGAGTCATGCAACACAGCAAGAACAGGGTTGGAATAGATATAATCTTTC